GCAATAGACTTTATATTTAAAACCGCACCGCAATACGCTAAAGCGTCAGGTGAACTTGCACAGCTTGAGAACTTTCGGCATAGCCTAAAAGCCATCAAAATGTCGCAAACTGAGGAACAATCGTTAGGCGCACAGGAACGAGAAGCTTACCGTAGCCCTGAATACCAAGACTTATGCAAAGCGATTGGTATAGCGGTAGAACAAAAAGAAGCCCTACGCTGGCAATTAGAAGCTGCCAAGATGCGAGTAGAAATTTGGCGAACAGAGCAAGCGTCTAATCGCAACATAGATAAAATGGTAAAATAAACAAAACCCCAAAGGTTCTGACAAACCAATGGGGCTTCTAACCACCACAATATAAGAGGTATTGCTATGGCTGACCAAATTTTACCCCAAGATTTACATAAATTTTTTGAATACAAAGACGGTATTTTGTATTGGAAAGTTGACAGAGTTGCAAATAAATTAAAAGGCAAACCCGCAGGTTGCATAGACGGAAAAGGTTATTTACAAACCAAGGTTAATGATGTTTTGTATAAAAATCACAGAATTATTTATGCCATGTTTCACAATGTTTGGCCTAAATTAATTGACCATATTGACGGAAACCCTTTAAATAACCACATCAAAAATTTGCGTGAAGCCACAATTTCACAAAACACAATGAATTCAAAAATGTATTCACACAATACAACAGGTGTTAAAGGTGTTGAATGGAACAAGAGATTACAAAGGTGGACTGTAAGAATACAAGTAAACGGCAAAAGAAAATATTTTGGCTGTTACAAAGATATTGATTACGCCACTTTTGTGGCTGAAGCTATGCGTTATAAGTATCATGGTCAATTTGCTAACAATGGAAAATAAAATGAGAGATTTTGCCGAAGTAATGCTAGAACTAAGCCGTGCCGTCAAAAAGGTACACAACGCCAAATTAAAGCAAGACCATGTACAGGCCTACTTGATTAGCTGTGATGTTAGCGATTTAGCTCAAGAACTTGAGGATGTACTGCAAAAAGATGCAAACATTCAATAAGATAATGCGTAATGCCTTTGCTACGCATATTGACTACGGTGCGTTTAAAGGCTTAATTCCTAGCAATCCAGCCTTTTGCCCTAGCAACATTGACGGCATAGCCGAGCGTAACGGCAAGTTTTTGGTGATGGAATGGAAACGCCCTAATGAAAAGGTCAGCGAAGGTCAACGCAGATTATTGCAAGCCTTTGCCAAAACGCATAACTTTACGGTGGTGATTGTGCAAGGCAACACGGATGATGAACTGGTTATCCAAGACTTTTGGCAAGTGCAACCGTATGGCTCATGTGTAAAATTGGGGCAAGGAGTAGAGGAATTTAAGTCCTTTTATGTAATGTGGTATGAGTATGCTAATCAGGTATAATTTCATTAGTTTAACTAACATCATAGGGCAAACTAATGGAAGAAGTTTGGAAAGATATACCTTTGTTTGACGGTTTGTATCAAGCATCTAATCTTGGAAACATTAGGGCCAAAGAACGAAAAGTTAAAAAATACAGCCCGTATTACCAAAAAGTAATTGAGCAAACTTATAAACTAAGACTGTTAAAGCCAGTTGCAGATAAAAGCGGATATTACAGGGTGCATTTGGGTGTTAATGGCAAAAAATACAATGGTTCGGTACATAGAATGGTTTTAATGGCTTTTGTTGGTATGCCACAACAAGGTCAAGAATGTTGCCACAATGACGGAAACCCGCAAAACAACAGATTAGAAAACCTTAGATGGGATACACATTCTGAAAATAATCGTGACCGCAAACGGCATGGCACATACCCTACAGGCAAAGACCACCACAATTACGGTAAACCAATGCCAGCAGAATTAAAAGCCAAGCTAATTGCGTACCATACTGGCATAAAACGAAGCGATGAAATTAGAAAAAAAATGAGTGAAGCACAAACAAAAAGATGGGCTAATGTACAGAAACAAAAAACTGCTTGAAATAGTGAGGAAATTTTCGTGCCAAAACTGTGGAATACAAGATGGTACGGTAGTTGCTGCTCATAGCAATCAATTACGAGATGGAAAAGGAAAAGGAATTAAAGCCCATGATTACAGAATTGCCAGTTTATGCCACAAATGCCACTATGAAATTGACCAAGGCAGCAAATTGTCAAAACAAGAAAGATTGGACTTGTGGGAAAATTCGCACAGAAACACGATTGCCTGTTTATTTGAACAAGGGTTTTTACATACCAAGGTTTGAAGAAATGACCTACGAAGTTACACGGTTGCTCGCTATAAACGATTAAAGTTCAAGCGGGTCAAACCCCAACTCTGTAGCTACTGCTTTAGCCCTGTTTCTAAAAGTTTTATCGTGTTTAGTCCACGCATGGGTTACGGTATTCCAACGAGAACAATGAATCATTTCATGGGCCATAGTCCTAATGACCGTATCTAAATGCCCACACCTTGCGGTAGAAATGGTAATGACATGAGCGTGTTTCTCGCCATCGTCATATAGATATGTACCCATAACATCAGGGTCACAATCTACAACAAACTTAATTTCTTCAGGTAAAGGCAATTCCCAAGACGAAAACGGTTCTGTGCAATACAGCATTGCATAGATGTTTTCTAGTATCTTGGGTGTTAATTTCATACTTTCATAACTTGACCACGGAAATAGTACAAGCCTTCATCCTCGTCAACGACTTCTGCTAGTTCAGGTGGCATCAATTTGCCGTTATTAAATGTAAGTACAGCAAATCCTGACCGCCAGTTCAAAGGATTATTTTCCGCATAAATAAACTGGCTATCCTTTACACAAGCCATTGTGCCTGTATCTACACCATATCTAGTACCAGTATAGTCAGTCCACGGAGTTACTTTTAAGCTGTGCAAATGCCCCGACACAAACGAAGTACCTGACTTTAGCGTGTTGTTGTAAACCGCATGGATGCCGTTGTGCCAACGATGTTTAATCATGCAAGTCTTATTAACCATAATGCTCCAGTACCACTTCCAATGAATTGTGTGGTCAGCAATATCAAACCCTTTGATGCCTTCGTAGGCTGGCAATACATTACTAAGTTTGCCTGAGAATCTTAAATCATGATTCCCGATAGAAATCAACAACTTACAACCAGCAGGTCTTACCGCCTCAATCTCGCCCAATCTTTCTTGAACTTCATCAAGTTCTTCTTTAACGGTAGGGTGGTGCTGCCAACCAATGCGGTGATGGGCTGAAATCGTAGCAAAGTCAAATAAGTCGCCATTTAATATGACCACTTTTGGCTTCAGGTATTTGACGCATTGCACAAATGCTCGGTGGGCTGTTGTTACATATTTGGGGTTGTAGTGGCAATCCGAGCCAACAAGAATAACCCCGTTATCTAGCGTAATGTCACATTGGGTTTGCGTATCGGGTACATAAACATCAGGCCGACCTTTGTTATCCAATGCTTTGAGCATAATGTCGTACCGCTTTTCAATGTTCTTTCTTCTTTTTAAAACATTGCGATACGAGATACTTAAGATTTTAGAAAGGGTGGCAACTGATTGATGCTCTTTCCATAGTGCTATAAATTCTTCATCTGTAGTGCGAGGTTTAGTCATAACTGACCCTATTCGTGATAAAGTTAGCTAATCTTAACCTAATATTGTTAATAATCAATGCCATACGCTCGTAAGGTGGATGTAAACCAAGCAGAAATAGTGAAAACCCTTAGAGAAGCGGGTGCTGATGTTTACATTTTATCGATGGTTGGCAGAGGAATACCCGACTTGATGGTGTGCTTTAACGGTGAAACAATCCTGATGGAAATTAAGCGTGACGCTAAAGCTAAATTCACCGCAGAACAACTTAAATTTATAGCGAACTGGAAGGGTGGCCCACTTAGTCGGGTAGATAGCCCCGAAGCTGCGCTACGAGCCATAGGAATGATAAAAGTATGCGATGTTTAATTTGCGACCACGAAGCCCACAAAGTCTTTGATTTGCCTAGCAATAAAATGACGGGTGGCCCGATTGATGTGGATGGTTACCCCGTGGATTACTTTAAATGTAGCCATTGCGACTTTTTATTTGCTAATCATAAATGCACCTATGACGATGACAATTACTGGGGCGTGGTTGAGCCTGTGGATGACGGTAGAGCATTGCAAACCGTACAGTTGTTTTACCTAGCTGGGGGCGATATAACAAAGACTGTGCTGGATTATGGGTGTGGTAAAGGGTTTGGGGTTATCAAGCTAAAAGAAATGGGCTATGACGCTTATGGTGCGGATATATGCCTACAAGACCTAGATAATTACACGACTTTAGACCATGCCACGCCAAAAGACATTGCTGTGGCTTGCGAAGTAGTTGAGCATTTTACCGACCCAGTAGCCAGTTTTAAGCATTTTTGCAATTTAGGCACAGAAGCGATTGCATTTCAAACCGCTTACCAAGATGGTAATCCTGACCGTATGTGGTGGTATCTTGGCCCAGCCAACGGACACACTAGCCTATATTCGCCCAAATCGTTAGAGATTCTTGCCGAGCAAAATTATGTGAAAAAAGTCAAGCTAAAAGACGATTATATTGGCATACAAGCATGGTTTTTCTAATATAATTGGGTATGTAAAGGAGATTCTATGGAAAATTGTGCATTATTCGTGGCTACATTGCTACATTCTGCGACTAACACGCATTTTTTTCACTGGAGTACCGACAGCTTTTCCAAGCACACCGCATTGGGCGAATACTACGATGAGATTGTAGATTTGACCGACCAACTGGCTGAATCTTACATGGGTAAGTTTGGTAAGCTAACTAGCTTCCCAAGCGTTTACCACCAGCCAAAAGACCCAATTAAATACCTAGAATCTTTACAAAACTTTGTGGCAGATGCCCGCCAAGATTTACCGCAAGATTCTGAACTACAGAACATCATTGACGAAATTGCCGACCTGATTAACACCACGGCATATAAACTTAAGTTCTTGAAATAAAAGGATAAATTATGCCATTAGTTAAATCAGGTAGCAAAGAAGCCGTAGGCAAAAACATCAAAAAAGAGATGGAAGCTGGCAAACCCAAAAAACAAGCCGTAGCTATTGCTCTTGCTACTGAGCGTAAATACGCCAAAGGCAACCGCAAAGCCAAGCTCGAAGATGCTTACGCTAAATACATCGAAGAAAAGGCATGAGTAGGCGTGACCAAATCCGTGCTGCAATGGATAAGCACGATAAGCCAATACCTAAGACTACTAAAGGCAAAGGCAGAAATTACCTATCGGTTGAAGAAGGTGCAGGAATGACGGCTAAAGGGCGTGCCGCATATAACCGCAAAAACAACGCCAATTTACAAGCCCCCCAATCTAGTGGGCCTCGCCATGATAGCTTCTGTGCAAGGTCAAAAGGCTGGACTGGGGAACGAGGAAAAGCAGCAAGAGCGAGATGGAGTTGCTAATGAAAACTTGTTTTTGTTGCAAGGAAACCAAAGAACGCTCTTTGTTTTTTAAGCATAGCCAAACCCCCGATGGGCTGCATAGTTGGTGTAAGGCTTGTTGTAAAAAAGGCAATGCTAAAAGCCGTCAAAAGCAAAATTCTAAAATTGAAACTAGAGCCAAAGTATTTTTATGCAACGCACAAAAAAGTTCAAAAAAACGAAATCAAGAGTTTTCTTTAGAAATCAATGACATAGTTGAATTTTGGCATAAACAAGACAAAATTTGCCCTTATTCAGGATTAGAAATGACTCTTGAAGCTGGCAAACTTAATACTGTTTCAATCGAGCGTATTGATAGCAACATTGGTTATACAAAAGAAAATACAATATTGGTATGCCAAGCTATTAATCGCATGAAATCTGACTTTAGTTATGAAGATTTTTATATGCTTTGCCAATCCGTAGCCAAGTTTTTAGGCGATGATGAACTTAAATTAGCCGTAGGAGCGTACAAATGAAACATGGTCTATATGCTGCAATTCACGCCAAGCGTGAGCGGATTAAAAAAGGCTCAGGTGAGCGGATGAAAAAGGCTGGTGAAGAAGGCCGCCCAACAGCTAAAGACTTTAAAGAATCTGCTAAGACTGCTAAAAAACCCCGCAGACAAATGATTGCTGACGCTATGAAGGATATGTAATGGTTAATCAGAAGTTAGCCGCCATGCTTAGACTATTTGACCCATATGGGGCTGATTACGACTATACAACGGCTATCGCTTCAGGCATGAAACCACAACAAGAAGGCGGTGAGAATAAAGGACATTGGGGTTCAGTAGCCCCGACACCTTTGCAATACCGCATGGATTATGGATTGCCCGAAAACTCTTACATGATGCTAAAAGGTGCGGCACATCCTACATTTCAGATGGGCGTACAAGGCGAACAAGACAGGGGTTATCAAGTAATGAAGTTCGGTGACCGCTATTTTTCCGTACCACCCGATTTTATGAGGAAATAGTATGTTTAAAAAAGAAAAGATTAAACCTGAGAACTCTTTGTTGCAACCGCACAAACAAACTACGCTAGAAAAGAACGAAGATAAGCGTATGAAGCGTAAAGCAGCATTGATGAAGCACTTTAACCAATTTGTTAAACAAATGGCATAAACTAAAATTTAGTATTAGAATTACCCTAACTAAATCAATCACTTGAGGCAGTATGGATGATAAAAAATCAAAATCTATCAAAGGCGGTAGGCGTGAAGGGGCTGGAAGGCCAGCAGGAGCGTCTAATAAGGTCACCATTGAGGTGAAACAAGCTATTGCAGCATTTACCTCAGCTAACGCTGATAAGCTCGATACATGGCTAAATCAGGTCGATGACCCCGCCAAGCGGTTAGACCTTTACTTTAAAGCCCTTGAATACACAATGCCTAAACTAGCCCGCACAGAAGTGGCTGGTGACCAAAAACAACCTATTAAACACACGGTTACATGGAAAATGCCATCTGCTCTGATGAGCTAAACCATGAAATAGATTATTGGCCTAGAAAAGTATTTTGGGATTTCCACCTAAGACAGCAACGGTGGGCTGTAATTGTTGCCCATAGACGCTGTGGTAAGACCGTAGCTTGTATTAACGACTTATTGTTACGAGCCATTAACGAAGGTAAAGAGAACGCTAGGTATGCTTACATAGCCCCATACTACGCACAGGCTAAGTCTATTGCTTGGGATTACTTAATGCGGTATTCCGAGCCAGTACGGGTTAATCACAACATCTCAGAGCTATGGGTAGAGCTAATGAATGGCTCACGCATAAGGCTTTTTGGCGGTGATTCGCCTGACAGCTTGCGTGGTAACTACCTTGATGGTGTCATTATTGACGAAATGGCTGACACAAAGCCTAGCCTATGGGGTGAAGTCATACGCCCATTATTGGCTGACAGACGGGGTTGGGCTGTGTTTATCGGTACGCCAAAGGGTCACAATACCTTTTACGACATCTTTCAGTACGCCAGTATTAACCCAAATGAGTGGTATAGCAAAGTCTTACGAGCCAGTCAGACAAACATCATTGCTCAGGAAGAATTAGACGATGCCCTAAAGCTAATGACGGTTGACCAGTATCAGCAAGAGTTTGAGTGTAGCTTTGAAGCTGCCATACTGGGTGCTATATATGGCGTTGAGATGCGTTTACTTACCGATGCCGACCGAATCACCAAAGTTGAGTGCGACCCTATGTTTCCTGTGCATACCGCATGGGATTTGGGCTTTAACGATGCTACGGCTATTTGGTGGTATCAGGTGGTGCATGGCGAGATTCGGGTATTGGATTACCACGAAGCACACGGTCAACCGATTGTGTATTACGCCAATCAGATTAAAGAACGACCCTATGAGTACGGTACACATTGGTTACCGCATGACGCTAGAGCAAAAACATTAGCGAGCGGTGGTAAGTCAATAATTGAACAATTAATCGACAAATTACCCCAAAAAAGCGGAAATTTGTTTAAAATTGTACCTAATCTGTCATTACAAGACGGTATTCAAGCTACAAGAATGGCATTGGCTAGGACTTGGTTTGATGCGATGAAATGTAGTGAAGGCATAGAATGTTTGCGTCAGTATCAACGGGAATACGATGAAGATAAAAAGGTATTTCGAGATAAGCCTAGACATGATTGGACAAGTCATGGAGCGGATGCTTTTAGGATGCTTTCTATTGCTTGGCGAGATGAAACAGAGATTGAGCGACAAAATGCACCGATTCGTGGCATTACTGTCGGACAGAATGAAGTAACGCTAGAAGAAATGTGGAAATCCACCCCTCAAACCCAGTATAGGAGAATCTAAAATGCCTGAAGTCGCAGCCAGTTATGGCTTTAAATATGAACATGTAGGTGCATCACAAACCAACCATGTATTAGGAACAACAGGTGCAGCAGGTGATTATTTACATCGTTTAATTATTACAGTTTCTACAGCAGCTACTGGAACTGTGACCTTATTAGATAATGCGGCAGCCCATGTATTAACAGCCGCAAATACCCCAATCGGTGTTTATTCTGTTGAAGTCAACACTAAATCGCTTAATGGTGCTTGGAGAGTAACAACGGGTGCTGGTGCTGAAGTATTAGGAATTGGTAACTTTACTTAGGACTTAGTATGAGAGATACGCTTAATAAAACTTACGAAGATTGGTATAACACAATCGCCCAATACGACAAGTCATTTCGGGAATGGGAGGCTAGAGTACCTCGTATCATTAAGCGTTATCGTGATGACAGCCGTACCCGTAATAACCCAAATGCTCGGTTTAATATCCTTTGGTCTAATGTTCAGGTCATCAAGCCAGCTATCTTTGCTAGGCTTCCCCGCCCCGATGTAAGCCGTAGATTCCGTGACAACGACCCGATTGGGCGTGTAGCGTCAATGATGCTTGAGCGAGCCTTAGAGTATGAGGTTGAGCATTACCATGATTACCGTTCAGCTATGGATAATGCTGTGCTTGACCGCTTACTGGGTGGGCGTGGCACGGCATGGGTTCGTTATGAACCGCACATTGTTGCAGAGCAAAACGACCTTAACACAGGATTAGCTGGGCAAGATGTAGGTAATGGAGTACAGATTACAGAGGATGCCGATGAAGCCGAAACGGAAAACGCTGAACTATTGGAATCGCAGGAAAGAATTGAGTATGAGTGCGCTCCCGTGGATTATGTTCATTGGCGGGATTTTGGTCATACTGTTGGTCGTACTTGGGAAGAAGTAACAGCCGTATGGCGTAAAGTCTATATGAGTCGCCAAGCATTGATTGACCGCTTTGGCGAAGAAGTCGGTGGGCGTATTCCGCTAGACACCAAGCCTGACACCGACAGATGGGCTACCAAACAAATGGTTGCCGAGCATTATCAAGCCTGTATCTATGAGATTTGGGATAAAGAGCAAGGTAAAGTATTTTGGTTAAGCAAGTCGATGGGCGAGATTCTTGATGAGAAAGATGACCCATTACAGTTAGAGGGATTCTTCCCTTGCCCTAAACCCATGTACGCTACGCTGACAACTGATAGCTTAGAGCCTGTACCTGACTTTGTTTTATACCAAGACCAAGCCAAGCAATTAGATACATTGGCTGACCGCATTGATGGCTTAGTAAACGCATTGAAAGTGCGTGGTGTTTACGATGCTTCCGAGCCAAGCCTTGCCCGACTATTCTCTGAAGGCGAAAACAATACCCTTATCCCTGTTAAGAATTGGGCTGCCTTTGCTGAGAAACAAGGCATGAAAGGTGCTATTGACCTTGTAGATATAACCCCAATCGCCCAAGCCCTGACAATGGCTTATCAGGCAATGGAGCAAATCAAGGGTCAAATCTACGAGATTATGGGTATTGCCGACATTCAGCGTGGGCAAACTGACCCCAATGAAACGCTTGGCGCACAGATTATTAAGTCAAATAACGCTGCTGGCAGACTAAAGAATATGCAACATGCAGTTGTTGACTTTGCTACCGAGCTTCTAAGTATCAAAGCTCAGATTATCTGCAAGCATTTCACAGACGATACGATTGTCAAGATTAGTGGTGCAATGCAACTAAGCCCACAAGACCAAGCCTTAGTGCCACAAGCCTTACAGTTACTCAAAGACGAACCCGCTAAAAACTTCCGTATCGAGGTTACTAGCGATTCAATGATTTATCAGGATGAGCAACAAGAAAAAGCCGACAGAATCGAGTTCTTGGGTGCGTTATCCCAGTTTATGAACCAAGCCTTACCTATCGCTACCAACGCCCCTGAATTAACCCCATTACTCATGGAGATGCTAAAGTTCGGTGTTACTGCGTTCAAAGCTGGCAAAGGTATGGAAGGGCTTATTGATGAAACTGCCGACCAATTTAGAAATCAAGCTAAAGCGATGGCGGGGCAACCCAAGCCACCACCAGTTGAAGTGCAGAAGATTCAGGCTCAATCACAGGCCAAGATGCAAGAAATGCAGATGTCAGTCCAGCTTGAACAGCAGAAGATGGCTGCTCAGGTTGAATTGGAAAAAGCTAAACAAGAGTATCAGGCACAAGAGAATCAGCTTAAATTCCAACTGGAAGAACAGCGTAATGCTCAAGACCGTGAGATGGAGATGAAACTTGCTCAAATGAAGATGATGACTGAGCGCAACACCCAACTCCTATTGGCTTACATTAATAATGGGGCTAAGATTGAAACCGCCCGCATTAGTGCTGGCGTAGATAGCGGTGAGGGAATTGCCGAGCAATACGACAATGACGAGAACATGATTCAGAATCTTGAGCATCCATTAGCCCCAATAGCCCAAGCCATTACGCAAGGCAACCAAGAAATGTCGGCTACATTGGCTGCATTAATTGACAGACTCAGCCAACCCAAACAAGTGGTTCGTGATGAAGCAGGCAAAATCATAGGTGTTCAATAATGCCAATAACAGTCAAACACAGTAAAGTCAGCACAATTCCTGACACAGATGACACAAGTTTAGTTAGACCTAGTGATTGGAACGCTGACCATACTTTAATTGGTCTTGGCACAATGGCAGAGCAAGATGCCAATAATGTCAATATAACTGGCGGTTCAATAACAGGAGTATCAGGAATAGGCGATGTAACAGGCCCAGCAAGTGCGACAGACAATGCTGTAGCTAGATTCGATGCTACAACTGGCAAACTTATTCAAAACTCTGTTGTAACTGTAAGCGATACAGGAGCAGTTACAGGAATAACCACATTATCGGCTTCTACTTCTGTAACTACCCCAATAGTTAAAGCTTCAAATTCTGCTGGTGGTGCATTACAAAACTCAAGCGGAACAAATCAAATTCAATTTGGAGCTGGTGGTGGAAATAACATTAGCCTTGATGTAGCTACAAACATTAATCCACTAAACGCTCAAGTTGATATAAGCCCTACAGGAACAGGCACAGTTAGAATTAACCCAACTACTGCTGGCACGATTAACAATATGTCTATCGGTGCTACTACCCCATCTACTGTAAACGCTACTACGATTACAGGACAGACAGGTAGGTTAAATGGTACTGGGCAGAATTTATTTGTTCGGTCAAATACTTTTAATACCACTTGGAGTTTAAGTTCAGTAACTTTAACAAGTGGTCAATCAGACCCATTTGGCGGCAGTAATGCTTGGTTATTTACATCAACAGGTGGAACTGTTGGCGCAAGCCAATCGCCAACATTAGGAACAGCAACACATACTTTTTCTATTTATGCAAAAGCTGGAAACAGTAATTGGCTAAGAGTAATTGGCCCTGGAACATCAAACTCTTCCGCATGGTTTAATTTATCAACAGGTGTTATTGGAACTATTCAATCTAATGTAATTTCCGCAACTATCACATCTGTTGGTAGTGGTTGGTACAGATGCGCTATTGTTAGTGTTGGTAGTGGAACTTGCGCCATTCGTTTAGTAGATAATGATAATGTTACAAGTTCTTCCAATGGAAACACTTTACTAATTTATGGCGCACAACTTGAATTAGCATCAAATGTTGGAACTTATTTAGATACAACCACTACAGCAGTCTATGGAACTCCTACCCTATCCTTTAGTGGAGTATCTACTATTGGATTAGAGTCTAATGGTGCTTTATATCTACAACCCGCAGGAACAGGCGCAATCCAAGCACAAGCTACTACATCTACTACTGCTGGTGGTAATGCTAGGGGTGCTAATGCGGTCGATTGGCAGACTACAAGGGTCACTGCGGCACAGGTAGCAAGTGGAAGTCAATCAGTTGTCGGTGGTGGAATTAATAACACGGCAAACAATTTTTATGCAACTGCTGTTGGTGGGGCAAACAATGTAGTTTCAGGAAACGCTAGTTTTGTTGGCGGTGGAAATAGTAATGTTGCTGGAGCTAGAGATTGGAGCGCAGTAGTTGGCGGTTATTTAAATACTGCTGCTGGTTTTTACAATTTTGTTGGTGGTGGATGGACTAATAGCGGAACAGCATCAGCCGCAGTAACAACACAAAGCGGAACAATGAATGGCACGACTGCTGTAACGCTGTCTGGTTCTAACGCTAATATTCGTGTCGGTCAATACATCACAGGAACATCAATAGCATCTGATACTTATGTAGCCGCCATTAGTGGAACATCCTTAACTTTAAGTAAAAACGCATCAGGTTCATCTACATCTACCCTATCCTTCTTTACTCCTCATGGAGTAGTAGTAGGCGGTGGTAATAACCAAGCTACAGGAGCTTACTCATTTATCGGTGGTGGTGGCGATGCTGGTACTGCGGCTAATAGGAATACAGCAAGTGGTGATTATTCTGTTGTAGTTGGTGGAAGAAGTAATATCGCTAGTGGCATTGGT